CCCAGACAGCCATCTCTATCGAGGAAGGGGAGTTCGACCCGGAAATCCACGATGTCGAGCTGGCACGGCTCTTCGATGTGCCCATCGAGGAAGAAGACGACCTCGATTTGTCCGATGACGATGACCTCGATGAGGCAGCTCTGGAGCACGGTGAGAAGCCGATGGCTCCTATCCACGGCTGGGGCAGTGAGCCGAAGGACCAGACCTTCACCGTGATGGGTCCACTGGGCGTCAGCCGGGCAGGCCACAAAGAGAAGCTCGTGCTGGCTACGCAGCTTCCTCGGGAGTCCACGGAAGACGAGGACACAGATGGTGATCAGGTAGACGAAGACGAAGACGACATCGGTGCCGAGCACTTCTGGAAGCTGTAGCGGTCGAGAGGGAGATCGCATGGACAATCTGCTGATTGACACTATCCCGCTTGTCCTCGAACTTCACGAGGGCACGGGAAACGACACAGGCAAGACATTTGCCCGTGGTGTTTTCGCTCGCGCTGAAGCGCCGACTGCGAATGGTCGTGTGTATCCCGGCAGGCTCTGGGAACGCGAGACGGCCAAACTCAGGCAGAAGATGGAGCAGCGGTCTCTCTTCGGGTTACTTGACCACCCAGTTGATGGAAAAACTGCTCTTTCATACCCAGGGGCCAGCCACCTTGTCACAAAGCTGAACTACAACGGTAGTGAGGTAGTAGGAGAGGCTGAAATTCTACCTACGCCCAACGGTCAGATTCTCAAGACTTTGATCGAAGCTGGGGCGATGGTCGGTATCAGCTCTCGTGGTGTGGGCTCTACGCAACGAAGTGTAGACGGTAAGCAGATGGTTCAGGACGATTACCAGCTGCTCTCGTTTGACTTTGTGGCCGATCCGGCTGCGGCAACAGCATGGCCGAAGTTCACGGCCGAAGACCAAGAAATCAACGGAAACCCGGAAGGTGTGACCATCATGACCATGACGAAAGAACAGCTCCAGACGGAGTACCCAGATCTCATCAAGGAGATCGTCGCAGAAGCGATGAAGAGCCATGTGAGTCCCGAAGAGCTTGAGGCTCAGCTTGCTGCCAAACAAGCTGAAATCGAAGCGAATCTCGTGTCGATGGTGTCCGAGCAGCGCGAGATGGCTGTGGAGCAGGCCCGTAGTGAGGCGCTGAGCGACCCGCAGACGGCCGGAGCCACCCTGGTGGTGGAGTCCATGGTCACGTTGCTGCGGCCCTATCTGCTGGATGAGCATGTCGAACAACTGGTGAAGAGCAAGGACGCCAAGATCAAACAGCTGGGTGAAGACCTCGAAGCTGAGCGTGGCAAGAACGCCACCTCCCAGGAGACGCTCAACGAGCTGCTCTTGAAGCTGGAGGACGTGAGCCGTCGCTACTACATGGCGCGGGGGCTCAACATGCTGGAGGACAACGAAGTCACCGGCCGTATCTTCTCTCTCATGGGCGACCCCTCGCGGTTCAACGACACGGACGAATTCAAAACGGCTTTCCAAGCCGCTGTGAAGCAGGCGCAGGCTGACCATGTTCGGGCCAAAGAGGAAAACACGGAAATCGCCCGGCTCAAAGAAGAGAACGAGCGGCTTACCAATGCCCGTAACAAGGCCATCCAGATCGGAGAGGCCCTAGGTGCCCGCGCCTACGCTGAGCGGCGTCTCAACGGCCACCCGCACGCCCCGGCACTCCGTCAGGTGATGGAAGACCAAAACCCGGCGAATCAGCAGGCAGTGGATGCTCTCATCGAAAGCTGGGAGGGCAACCACGATGTGTCGCCGCAGTTCGCCGATATCTACAGCTCCCTGGGTGGAGATCCCCCAGACGACCTTACGGGTGGTCTGTCGCATCTTCAGGAAGGCTTGGAGGACATCGGTGACGGCGTGCTGCCGGGAGGCAACGGTGCGGACACTTTCGGTGTGTTCGACAAGGGCTTGATGGAAGAGCTTCAGCATCTCTCGGGTATCGAGCCGAAGGGTGACAACGGCGGCGCCGGGGGTACTCCCTACTAGGGCGGAAGAACGAGAACAACATCCCGGCTATTCGGGGTCGAACGGTTTTTTTTAGTTTCACGGAGGAGACATCATGGAAGCGAGAACGATGATCGACAACCAGCAAGGGCACCTTGTCAATGACCAGGTGAGCAACCTGCTGGAGCAGAAGTGGTCCTTCCTGTTGGAAGGTATCGACGAAGGCGCTGGTCCCGACTGGAAGTGGCAGCGGCGCACCATGGCCCGGCTCATGGAGAACCAGATGGCGCACCTGCACGACCAGACGCGCCAGAAGGGCTATCTCCAAGAGGCAACGGCGGCGTCTGCCATTCCGGACTACGTGAAGTTCGTCTTCCCGTTGATCCGGCGTGTGTGGGCCAACCTCTTCGCCAACGGTCTCGTGTCCGTGCAGCCGATGTCGGCTCCTATCGGCGGTGTGTTCTTCTGGGAGTACCAGTATGGCACGACCAAGGGCACCATCACGGCTGGCGACAACATGATCGAAAACTTCGATCGCTTCTACACCAGTGAGCGCGTGTGGAATGAGCTGATCGCCACTGGCAACGGTGCTACGGCCAACTACGCAGGCACCCTGGACTGGACGCCTGTGAAACCAGCCGACAACTTCGGTCAGGTGGGTCTGGAGTTCACCTCCCTGGTGGCAGCAGCAGCAGTTCGCATCTACGACGCTGACGGCTCTGGCACCCTGACGGGTGACACGGGCGCGGCATCCACTGTCGTGATGGCCACTGGTATCTACGACATCACGTTCTCGGGCTTTGTGGACAACGGTGCCCCAGTGTACGCCAACTACTGGTTCTCCATGGAGTCCAGCAGTGCGAACGTGCCGGAGATGAACATCGACATCTCGCTTCAGCCGGTGCAGGCGTGGTCCCGGAAGATCAAAGCTCTGTGGAGCGCAGAGTCGGCAGATGACCTGCGGGCCATGTTGGGCATGGAGATCGAAGGCGAGCTGGTCGGTGGCCTGGCCTCCGAGGTGGCGTTGGAGATCGACCGCGAGATCATCCAGGACCTGTACGTCGCTGCCGGTGCGGGTACCAACACCGACACGTTCGATGCGACGGTGCCTGCCGGTCGGTCTCCGGTGGAGCACTACTCGGGCATCATGACGAAGCTCGACAAGGTGGCCACGGAAATCCACGTCCGCACGAAGCGCGGTCCGGGCAACTGGGTCGTCTGCGCGCCGGACGTGAACACCGTGTTCAGCGCCCTGTCGCGTCACGGCGACTTCAAGGGCGTGTTCGACCAGAACCCGGTACAGCCAGGAGTTGGCTACGGAACCGGTGGACGCCCGAACTTCCCATTGCCGCAGGCTCCTAGCGGCTACGGCATCTACACCAGCGGCACCTTGCAGAATAGGTGGCGTATCATTGTCGATCCATATTTCCCAAGCGGAAAAGCCATCGTGGGTCTGAAGGGTCCGAGTTTCCTGGACAGCGGGTACGCCTATGCGCCGTATCAGCCGTTGCAGGTGACTTCGACGTTCCTAGATCCCGCGAACTTCCAAGCTCGCAAGGGACTGAGAACGCGATACGCCACGAAGCTGCTCAACAGCAACTTCTACGGCCTGCTCAACGTGACCAACACGCCGTAGCTCGTGAACTCCGGGAGCGGGGCTTTGTAAGGGGCCCCCTCCCTGGTTTTCAACCTGCTACCTGAGAGGAAAATCATGCAGATTACCATCGTGAACAACAGCACTGAGCCAGTGGCTGCGCCTGGTTCCGTGACGGTTGACCCGGGCGACAGCGTGACGCTGGCCAATCGCACCATGGATGAGTACATCGGGCTCATCGAGCGCTATGTCTCGGACGTTGTGACCGTTACGGCCACACTGGAAGACGTGGACTATCCGCCGTTGGCCTGCATCATGAAGACGCCAGCAGATCCTGTCATCGACGCAGTGGATGTGCTTGCCTGCGGGTTCGATATGAAGGACCTGTACGGCACGGCCTACAGCACCACTGCGAAGATGTATCTCGGCATTTTCGATGATGCCACGTGCGAAACGCCATCGGTGGACGGAACGCTGGACACGGCAGCTACGGGCACCATCGTCGCAGGCGCTGGTACCAACGTGCTGGAGATCACTCCGGCGGCTGGGGTTGTTTCCGTCACGGCGTCGATTCCAGCACCGGCCGACCAGACCGTGTATCTGAAGGCGTGGGCTCACACCGACAACACGCGCCCGATGGACACGAGCGGCATCGACGCGGTGGCCTTCACCAAGACTCCGTGACAATTCCCGAGCCTAAAGGCTTGGGCTTCTAGCTCGTGAGAGCAGAGACTGTTGTCCCAGTCTTAAGATGTTCAGAGAAGCGTTATGATCGCGATCTATGACAAGGCCACAGCAAGGACATTCAAAGGTCCTTGTAGAGAGCGGCATTTTTTGTCTATGGCCGCATTTGCTGCAATCTTGGCTTGTGTAGGCTGGATTCACGGCGATAAAAGTACGTCCGGCCCATTCTGCCTTGACGTTCAATTGCTCGAAAAATCCAGACCACGCAGCGTCCATAATGCTTCGTGCCAGACAGTTGTCGTGAACCATGCGGTTCACGTTCAGGTCTTCGACTATGATGGTACCAAATTGGTCAACGAGTTTTCTGGACCACTGGTGGGTAAAATTCCGTCGTTTGTTAGTGATGCGTTCGTAAACCCGAGCCACGACTTTCCGCCTTTTTGCTCGTTCCGGTGTGCCTTTTGCGGCCTTTGCCAGACGACGCTGGGTTTTAGCCAGGGCTTTCTCTTCGATTTTGGCAAAGCGAGGATTGTCGATTTTTTGTCCAGTGGACAGGAAGGCGAAGGTGTGAAGGCCAACATCTATTCCAGTTGTCTTTTTGTTCTTTGGCAGAGGAGTAGGTTTTTTGCATTCGCAACTGAAGCAGATAAACCACTTGCCAGTAGGCGTCTTGGTGATAGTGGCTGTCTTGAGGGTTCCTTCCAGAGGACGATGCAGGACAATCTTGACTCTGCCGACCTTGCTGACTTTCAGTTTGCCATCCTTCAGTCTGCATCCGCCAGAGGAGAGCTGAGGGAAGGTCATGCTGTTGTATCGACTTCTACCTTGGAAGCGTGGGTAGCCTGGTTTTTTGCTTATTTTGCAACGTCTGAAGAAGGCTTGAAAGGCAAGGTCAATTCTGGTGGCTACGTTTTGAAGGGACTGGGAGTACACGTTTTTCAGCCAGGGGAACTCTTTTTTAAGGTCTGGAATCGTAGCCATTTGCTTGTAGATTCCGACGCTCTTTTTTTCTTTTTCCCAAGTGGCTTTTCGTTGCTCCAAGAAGTGGTTGTAGAGCCAGCGACATGCTCCGACCTGTTGACAGAGCAGCTTGTGCTGCTTTTTGGTGGGGTAAAGACGGTATTTGAAAGTCTTACGCATTTCCAAGAGAATAACATAAAAAAACTGGGCATATTGAGAATTTTTTCAAAGTGGTTAAAACCGGAAAACTCAAGACCCCGTAGGGTTTTGGGGCCGGGGTGAGGCTTCCAATGGTCTCGGTGCTTCACCCCGGCTCCACCCTCATTTCTGGTGAAGCTAGTAATGCAATCGCAGGATACAGCAGGTACTTCCAACCCGGCCGAGAGGTCGGGGTAATGCGCTTCTGTTCCTGCTCGTTCCAATCGATGACAACGATGTGAGGAGCGGAGGATATCATGGCAGAACGTAAGTACAGGCTCAACGAAGAGTGGCCAGCCTATCCGAGTGCGTGTATCAATGGCGTCAACTTTGATGCCGACACAGTGGTGGAAGGAAAGCAGTGGAAAAAGTACACCCGTCCGCTGTTTCCTGGCAAGCCACCACAGCTTGTTCAAGCACGTGACGACGCGGGTGTGACCAAGCCAGCGATGGGAACTCCGGCCGCTAGGCAGGAAATTCGCGACCGGCCCAAGCCAACCAAGAGCGGTCCGAGCGAGCTTTTCAGCTCTACCGTCATGGCCATGGACGAAGAAAGGGCAGAAGCGGAAACACTAGCGTCTGCGGCAGAGCCCGTAGAAGAGCCTGTGGCAGAGTCTGTGATGGAGTCTGTGGCAGAGCTTGTGATGGAGTCTGTGGAAAAGTCAGTACCAGAACCACCCATGGCAGTGCCTGTGGCAGAACCCGTAGAAGAGCCCGTAGAGGAGCTACCTGAGGAGCCTGAAGAGGAACTTGAGGAAGACTTTGAGGAGTCCGAAGAGGAGCCTGAAGAGGAGTTGCCTGAAGAGGAGTTGCCTGAAGAGGAGTTGCCTGAAGTACCAAAGCCACCTGTAGATCCAGCCGTGGCAGCGGAAGCTCCTGTTCCCCCAGTGAAGGTGCTCAAGCCCGAGCATGAGCGTCGTGCTGAGGAGGCAGAGGCGGCAAAGAAGGCGAAAGAGATGGAGCTGGTGGACATCAGGGGTGTTGCTGAGGGGCGTGCTAAGCAACTCATGAAAGCTGGCTTCAAAACTGTGAAGAGTGTGGCTGAAGTAAGCCCGTCAGATCTTTTGGGTGCCATCAGGAGCAAAGGTGCCAGGATGAATCTGGCGACGGCAAAGGCCATTGTGAAGAGCGCCCAAGAGCTACTCAAGTAGCAGTCTCGGGAGGACCGCATGCAGGACAGGTTCAATACGTTACTGGAGGCCATTACTCTCAACGAGGACAAGGGGCTTACGTCGCTGGAAGCTGTCGAGTCGACCCAGGGCGTCTTGAGTGAAGATGTCCCCTGGGACCCAGTGGATCTCAACAAGCTGCCCTCGCATGTGAAGAAGGTAGCAAGTTCTCTTCACGGCGCCAATGGCGCGAAGCTCAGTCGGGTGTACCGTCATGGTGGTGACTACAAGCTGGTTTTCAGTCGGCCCGGTGGGCTCTATTTGAACAAGTACAACATGCAGAAGATCGTGAAGGTTCTCGGGCGTGACGAAGACGTGCTCGGAGACTCAACACGAAACGGTTTTGTAGTCGTTCTGCACTAGGAGATTTTAGTGTCTGTGACCAATGAGAAATTCAACGCCTTGAGCGACAGGTTCAATACGCTACTGGAGGCCATCGAAGACAAAGTTGAGCCTCTGGACGAAATGACCAATCCGGAAGGGATGAAGAAGGGCGTCTTGGTGCAGCTCAAGTGGCTCAAGGGCGACATAGAAGGCATGATGGACCGCGCCTCCAAAATCCAACTGAGGGAGTTCAGCGTCGACCCGTTGAAAGCAGTCTACTACTCTCTCATGGCAGCCCGTGGGCTTTTGTCGGAGGTCGATGCAGTGATTACTGGCATGGGACGAGATCCAACCATGGCCGGTGTAGCGAGCCAACAAAATGTCATTCATCTGAGGAAGCAAATCAAAAAGTTTGCCCCTCAGTACGCGAAGTAGGGAGAATCCAATGCCAGTGACCAATGAAAAATTCAATGCCTTGCTGGAGATGTTCGAGGACGGTGAGCCTGAGCTGGACGAGGACGCCGAAGAGGGGCTCGATGAAGGGAAGCTTGGTATTTTGGATACCAAGTATCAGAAAGCTATTGGCCACCTGTCGGAGTTCAACAAGGTGGCAATGATGACCCAGAAAAAGCTCAAGGCAGTGTGGCCCAAGTTGGAAGCGGTGGTTGGTGATCGCAGCCGTAAGTACAATTTCAGCGAGGATGTGGAGTCGATGTTGAACGACATCATTTCTTCATCTGGCAGGCTCGCCATGGCTGGCCTGATGGCCGATGCTGTTGGAAGGCGCCTCAAGGCCGATAAGCCAGGCGCATAGTAGGAGAAAACCATGCCATTCGTACCCGGACCCACCCAGGACCCGCTCTTCGAGGCAGTGAAGGGTGTCATCACGAGTGACACTCCAGAAGGCCAGTACGCCAGAAGTGCTCTCGGGTTTGACCCGTCGTTGGACGAATCCGTCCGGATGGTAGAGATATCCTCCAGCGCGCGTGAGGCCGACATGGAGGCCCTTTCGCGTCGGATGGGTACCCAGGGCCCTCCCGGCTTTTACTACGGCCAGAGGGCCTACTACGGCGGTGAGGAGTACCGTATCGAGTCCTTTCAAGAGCGAGCCAATCTCGGCGGCTCACCCAAGCTGATGCTGACTCTGGTTGATGACGGCTTTGGTGTCCGGCTGAGAGGTGTAGACGCTGCCTCTGTAACGGTGCCGACTTCCACCACGGCCATGGGTGAAGATGTGGATGGGCTCGAAGAGGCTCTCGGGCCCGGTGTGGTCAAAGAGCTTACTCAGATGACCAAGTACAACCAACACACTGAGGCGCTTGTGTTGATAGCCAAAGATGTTCTGAAGGACCGGAAGCTGACCAAGGCCATGAATGCTGTCATGGTTCTTCACGAGTATTTTGGCAGTATGCCGAATGGTCTTCATGAGGTGAGGACAGCCATCTACAAGAGAATTCTGGCGACTGCCAAAAGCAAGTTGTCTCCAGAGGACTACAAAGCAGTCCATGGCGCTCTCTAGGAGAACATCATGCAGGATAGATTCGACATGCTATTGGAAGCCATCGGAGAGGACGTGGAGCAGCTGGATGAGGCAGCATCGCCTTCAGACTCTATCGAGAAGGACCTTCTGATTATCAAAGGGTATGTGAGGCACGGCTTGATGAGTCTGGAAGACATCGTTCGTGCCAAAGAGAACCCCCAGCAGTTGGGCCAGATTGCTGTCATCGTCAAAAAAGCTGAGCGTGAAGTGAAGCAGGCGGTGAGTAAAATCGAAGCCCTGTCAAACAGACTCAAGTAGGAGAAGTTCATGCCCCAATTTCCAATAAATCCAGAAGGTGAGCTGTTCGAGGCTCTCAAAGACACGCTCACGGGCGACCACGCAGAAGGCAGGTACGCTCGCAACGTGCTGGGTGAGGGAACCCGGATTCTCGATGAAGAACAGAGTACCGGGCATCTGATACGCCAAAGTATTCCGTTTCAGTGCGAAGAGATCACAAAGATGCTCAGCACAGCTCGCAAGAATGTGCAGGCTATTTACTTGCGGAACTGGGAGAAGTCCGTGGACGCTCAGGGGGCTTCTGATCTTCGTCTCATCAACGAGGCTTTGGCCCAAGCGTACAAGCGTGCCCGGAAGGCATACGACCTTGCTGAAAAGGTCGCCCGAGCTGCTCACGCGAACAGCAAGAGGTAGCGAGTAAACGCCGTATACAGGAACTTCTATGGCCCTTCTTAACATTCAGAGTCTTCGCAAGTTCATCCGGACCGCTTTAGGCGAGCCGGTTGTCAATGTCGAGATGAAGGATGAGCAGATTGATATAGCCATCGAAGAGGCGTTCGAGTGGTGGAACGCCTACCGGGGATGGTATCTCCAGTATGCGTTCAGTGTTGTGGAAGGACAGGTTGAGTACGACCTTTCGGCTGTGGACCCTCCGGTTGTAGATGTGACGCATGTGTGGTTCACAATTGATTCCCGGCTTGACCTCTCAGGAGTTTGGCCGGGCTTTCTGGATATCGACGGCTATCCCTACGACGGATTCGACCGTGAGCAGTCTCAGGGAGGCTTCTACAGTGGCCTCGTGCAGTGGCTTCAGATGCGGGAGACGGGTGCCCGCGTCCTATCTGCGGATTTGGATTGGTTTTACAACGACAAGACGAAGACGCTCATCATCACTCCTGCGGAAGCCAGCTCCGGGGCTGCGGTGTTGCTGTATCAGACACCGTTCAACAAGGATTTTTTGCCGCAGATGCCGCCTGACCAGGCGTACCTCATTCGTGAGTACGCGCTCGCATGGGGCAAGTACATCCTCGGGAGAATTCGGGGCAAGTACACAGGTGGATTACCGGCTGCTCAGGGAAACGTGAGCCTTGATGGTGCTGATTTGATTCGCGAGGCTCAAGAGGATTTTGAACGGTTGGAGCAGAAGATGATGGATTTAATGCCTCCACCTAGCATCGTGATTGGCTAGGAAGGAACTATGCGCGGATTGCTCAACGAAGTGCTTTGGATGTCGGGCCGTTCGACGGGGGAGTCTACCACTCGTCAAGAGGGCATGATGTCCATGCAGGCGCTTCTGGGTAAGTTGCCCAAAGAGGCCAAGAAGAAGCTCACTAGGGCAGAGGTGTCCACTCATGGGCAGTCGACTCCAATGCAGGTAGTGAACATCGAGGGACCTTGGTACGGCCGCAGACTACAAGCGACGGTGCGCTTCAGTTTTACAGCACCGGAGAAACTGGAAGTTGGTGTTGAATTCGGTTCAGACTTGAAGAACTTCAGTGGCAAGCCGGGAGAGTTCAGGCAACTTGGTACGGAAGCTGGCACGTGGCTTCGTAAGGTGCTGTTGGCGGCCAAGAAATCAAAGAAAAAACCAAGGTACGAAAGCACGGAGAAGGTTATGCTCGACAAACTACTGCATGAAATGCGTGAACAAGCCGGGCTCGAAGAGGCTCGCTATAGTGCTCAGCATGGAAAGACACCGAAGGGCAACTGGGGTTGGGCGACGAAGGCGGTGACTATGGCGCAAGGTCAGTACGAGTCGCTACAGGACTACATCGGGCGCATCAAGAAACTCGGCAAGGAAGTTGCCCACATGGGTCCTGAGCGCGTGAGCGGGAACTACCACAGTGCGGCCAACAAGCAGCTAGAGCCGGTCCACGAGAATCTGAAGCTGGCCAACAAACATGCTTTGGAGGCCGTGAGGGCACTCGTGAAGTTCAAGGCGTGGCTGAAGGCCAACCCCAAGTAGGAGACACGTCCATGTTGAAGAAGCTGATGGAAGAGATGCGCGAACAGGCTGGACTCTCTGAAGAGTGGACGGACTACCGTGGTCGAAAGCGCCCTGGTGACGATCCTCGTGAAAAGCAGCGCAAGTACAAACAGATGCACGAGTTCACACGGGCGATGAATGAAGTCTGGCGCGAGTTGTGGATTTGGTATCCCCACAAGGACCCGAGCATCGACGGCTTTAGTGAGTACGCCAAGACGGCTGTCATCGAGTTAAAGAGGCACGGCTACGTCAATCTCAAGGCAGGTGCTGTGTCCCTTACGGATAAAGGTATCAAGAAACTCCGCTCCGGTGGGAACAAGATCTAGCAGAAGGAACAACCAATGCGCGACACCAAAACTTTGATGGAAGAGATGCAGGCCGAAGCGGGTCTCACTGAGATGGAGACCAACAAGGTTTCCGAGCATGACCCGGGCCATTTCACCCAGGTGGCTACCAAGGCGTATGCCGTGCAGTCTGCGGCGATGATTGCCGAACCTCATGTGAAGAAGATCAAGTCGATGGCAGGAGCGCTCACAAAGCGCAAGAAGAGTGTTGCAGGGGGTGCTGCCTACGCCATGGATACGGCGGCTGAATTGGTCATGCAGGCGGCCAACCTGTTTACCCAGGCTGAACTCATTCTCGATGAGGTGAAAGGTGGCCATGTGGGAGCAGCTCATCGCATGGGCCAGAAGACGCTCCGGCGCATGGAACCGCTTCGCTAGCATGCACACGTGTGCGCGCACACGACGTAAAGGATTGAAACATGATTGCCACAATCCCTCTTGTAGCTGGAGTTGCCAAAGAAGTTTGGGACGGTACCAGCCAAACGTATGCTCAGCTGTACAACGTTTCTTCCGGCTCTATTGAGTTCTGGGAGGGAACACCGGCTGACTACGGAACTGTTGAGGTGCTCAACGTTGGAGTAGGCGTGGTCCTCCGGCTTGCAGACAAGAAATATTCTGCAAAGGCTTCCATTAGCGGGGATGTCAAGATACTCCAGAATTTGTATTTTGACATTGTTGGGGGAAGTGGCGGTGGTGGCGGTGGTGGTTTTCCAGCGCTTATGGCGCATGGATACCAATCTGCGGCAGATGCGGAAGCTGGCGATTTCAAGGCGGTCTACGCGAGTCCTACTACGCTTGCGGTGTCAGAGCTTCCGTTTGTGCCGCTGTTCGGAAACTTCATCTCGATTGTGGAGTACGATGGCGACAATGCCATTGCGTCCTACGACCTCACTGATGAAGATTTCGACTGGGACTGGACGCCCGGGGCCGACAAGACCACGGGTGTACTGACGGTCAACACGGCGGCCTTTGGTGCATTGAACACCTTCGTTGTCACGATTCGCGGTCCTAAGCCAGAAGTAGTCGATGTGATGACGGACTTTGGGGGTCCGTACACGCACCAGAGCCAGCGCGACTTTGACGCGAAGTGGAAGACTGCTACATCACTGGACGTTGGCACCGTTTCAGCCATGGTGATGAGTCCTGATAAGGATGATTTCCGGGCTGTTGCTGAAATCTCCGCCGGGGGCAAGTTACGCAAGGTCTACACGCGAATTTCGCATGCATTCACCTGGGCGGCCGGTGGAGCTGGCTTTGGTGTGCTCACTATCGTTGGCGCGGACCTGTTGGCGGGCTCGACTTTCATCGTCTTTGTTGCCGGGCCTGAGCATGGAACTCAGCGGGCGGACGCTGGAGGAGGTATCGACCAGTCTGTCAAGCGGACTCAAAACCAGGACTTGACAGGCAAGGTATCACCGGCCGGTGACACTGCTGGAAACGCTCCGTTTGCGAAAATAACAGACGGTACGCTCGACTTGGCATTCAAGGCTGCGAGCACTGCCCCGACGGCAGGAACGATTGTCGTACCTACCCAGGTTATCGACGAGGCGGGAAAGGTTTTACCTGCGGGTGAAGATGCGGACTCGGCAATCGTCATGCGGTTGTTGGGCCTAGTGGGCATGATGAGCGGCCCGGGGATTTACGTGTCGCCGATTCAGTTCACAGCGGTTCAGCAAGCCGCGACGGCATTGGACCTCGCAGGACATCCGGCAGTCACAGACGTAAGCCAGTTTGTGATGGTGGTGCAAATCTCGAACGTCGGGGTTATGACCGTTCACTATCCGCATATCAGCACGGGGGCGTTCTCCTGGGACGCTGGGAATAACCGGTTGACTGTGACTGGAGCGACGTTCGCTGCGACCGATGTTTTTGGGGTGGTGCTTAGAGGAAACGACCGGTACGCCGATGCTCCCGGTAACTTCCTAATGACGGGGGAAGTGCTACCGTATCCGCTGCGGGCGGATGACGCGGGGATTTCTCTCCTGGCTGCGGCGCAGAACTTCACAGACGCTTTCGTGGATTGCGGGTCAGAGATCCCGATGTTTGGGAAAAGCGGCTGTACATTCTTCATTACGCTTGACATCAATGACGACGCGGATTTGCGCTTCAGGGTTTTGGGGAAACATACCTCGGCAGGGGCGGAAGAATATTCGCTGGTCATCAAGTCTCCCGGAGCGGGAGTCGTGGCAGTCGAAGCACTGTACTACGAGTTCACTAGCGACACAGACCAGCTTCTCGTCGTGCGTGTAGAGACAAACGGGGAGATCCCGTATATCCAGCCTCAAATCATGCGGGGAGTTAACGGCGCTGGTGTTGTGGCGCAAGTAGACGCACTGGCGTGTATTCGGGGAACCTTCGGTGGAGCGTCCTAATGAACACGGGGGTCTACGAAATCGTGCATGTTGACGGCAAAATGTATGTGGGCAGTTCTGTTAATCTACAAAGGCGCATGGCGCAGCATAAAAATAGGCTTAATGCAGGTACCCATCGCAATCCACATTTACAAAGTGCTTGGAAGAAATACGGCGAAAGTGCTTTTACATTTTCTACTATAGAGTACGTTGCCGAGGAAAACTTACTTGCACGCGAACAGTACTGGATGGACGCTTATAATGTAGTAGAAGAAGGATACAATATTGCACTTGTAGCGAGCCATTCTCAGTTAGGGCTAGTGCGCTCAGAAGCGACTAAACGCAAGCTGTCCGTTGCGCGCAGGAAGAGAAAAATTTCTCCCGAAACTTGTGCCAAGATCTCTGCTAGCAATAAAGGAAAGGTACGCACACCGGAAATGCGCAAACGGTATCGCGAGGCCCAGAGACTCAATAGATTGAATGGTGGTTCGTGCACAAAAGGGCGGCGCTGCTCAGAAGAAACCCGCGCGAATATGCAGGCAGCCCAGCAACGCCGAGTCGCCCAAGAAGCCGCATCTGGGTACAAGCGCGTTTCTTGGAACAAAGGCAAAACACTTTCTCCGGAGCATTGCGCGAAGCTGTCTGCAGCTCATGCGGGCAAAACGCTTTCTAAGGAGCACAAAGAAAACATTGGTGTTGCGCAGGACCGTAGATACGCTAAAAATGTCGCGCAGACCGGTAGCAAACGCTCTCCCGAGACCCGAGCCAAAATGTCTGCATCTCATACAGGCAAAACACTTTCTGAGGAGCATAAAGCGAAGATAGGTGCTGCAAGTCGTAGTAGAAAACCCAGTGCGGAGACCAAAGCTAAAATGTCTGCATCCCACAAACGTCGTGGTCCAAACGCAGGTGCATTTAAAAAAGGTCAGGTGCCCTGGAACAAGGGTAGAAAGCCCGTTTCAAAAATGACTGGTAAAAAGCGTTCTCCCGCCGCCATCGAAAACATGAAAAAAGCTCAACAAGCGTGCCGTGCCCGCGAAGCCGTAGAAAAAGAAGCCTCCCTAAAACCAAGTAACACAGGAGAATCCCGATGAGTGGTGAACTTTCCCAACAAGGCGCGGTTTTTGGAGCTACGCGCTACATTCCCCGAAGCACCGGCCCGGCGTTCTATGTGAACTCTGCCACGGGCATAGACACGAACTCCGGCGCAGACCCGACCCAGCCGTTCCTAACAATTGGCGCGGCGTTGGCGGTGGCGACTGCGGGATCGGTGATCGTCATCTCCGAGGGGACGTACGACGAGAACCTGCTGGACATCTCTGTGGACGGTGTGGAGCTACTGGGTGAAATCGGGTCCATCCTGGTCGATACGACCACGGGCGCACAAACCCTGTTGATATCCGGCAACAGTTGTCGGGTGAAAGGGTTGCAGGTCGCACAGGCCGGACAGGTTGGAATCCGAATTACTGGCGCGTCGTGTTGGATCGAGGACACGATCGTAAGTGGTGCGACCATCGCGCATAGCATCGAGGGTGCCAATACCGTACTAATTCGGACCAACGCAATTGGCTACACTGTGGCCGGGGTTGATATTTCGTCCAGCGGAAACCTGGTCGAGTACGCCTCTGTCATTGGAGCCGGTGCAGCCACGAGAGGAATCTATCTGTCTGGTGCTGGAGCGGACTACAACTCGTTCTGGAACGTGGCGTCGGTGGGGAACGCGACGACCGGTTATGAGATTGTGGCCGGGGCAGCGTTCAATGTTTTTAGTGCTTGTTCTAGCGGCGGCGGCGACGGTCCTCGGGTAGACGATGGAACATCAACGGTCTGGGCTCGGTACACTTACGACTCGCTGATTCACAAAAGCATCACGTTGGACGGGTCGGCGAGCTACAACCTGTTCCAGGTGACGGGTGTGGTACAGATCAACGGCATTTGGGCAAACGTTTCAACGGCGCTCGCGGCAGATGTGACGGCTGCACAACTGGACCTGTTCCCTGTCGGCGGTGCTGCGATTGATTTGACCCTTGCGGCTGGCCCGGATATTAGCGCCGCAGTTGTGAACAGTCTGTTGTTGAAGCAGGGATTAGCAGGTGTGGCCTTGGCGTATGGTGACGCCACGCTGGGATTCCTGAACGAGACTGCCTACGTGGAGCCTCGCCAACTGTTTGAAGTTGGCCAGAAGACGGGCGGCATCGTGACCTATATTCGATTCACACAAACCGGGGCTGGTGCATCCGGAGTGTTGGACTGGCACGTAGAATGGGAGCCACTGAGCACCGATGGGCTTCTGGTACCCGCACCGTAGGAGAGAACAATGGCAGAACCAAAAGCACTTCCCGAGAAGTTCGACCCGAAGAAGATCCCGGCGTTGCTAAAAGAGCACGACGTGGAGCGGATGCAAGATCTCCCCGACTGCCCAGAGAAAACCGTTTGGGCCGCCTTCTATGTCGAGAAGAAACGGCGCAAGAATCTCGACGATCCGACCGTGGCCCAGGAGTCTATCGACTGTGCGGAATGGCTGAAGGAGCAAGGGCGTAGCTCTAAAGATCTATGGGAGGTTTACGGATACTCCCACGAACGTGCGCTGAAGCCTGCTGTGAACGAAGAGCAGCGGATCGTCCGGGAGCTTGCCGCGAAGCCGAGTAAGGACGTTTCGAGCGATTTGCTGGATGTTTCCCAAGTGATGACCAAGTACGACATCGCCGAGTACGTCAAGCCGGTGGTGGTCGAGCCTGATTCCGAGGTTATCGAGAAGCCATGAATTCGGTTTACCAGTCGCGCAGTGCGGAGCGAGTCCTATTTCAGGAGCAGTTCGAGAGCCCCGCGAAGGTTCACGCGAACGGCGGGACTCTGGCGGGCGGGTGTGTCCCCAGTCACGGGTTGCCGCTGAACGGAGTGGACCAGTACGCGATTTTCGCGATTGGGGCGACGGACCTGACGCGGACCGAGATAAATATAGAGTGCGTGTTCACGCCGAATTTCGACTGGGACGAGGACGTGAATCGGTGTCTGTTTGATACCACTAATCCTCATCGTTATTTAGTATATAAAGGAGACAATGCTGCCGTAAACGCTCTTTTTATATACCTAGGCAATACGGCAATTGTGGGCGTTGCTTCAGCCACATATTCAGCTTATTGGAAACAAGGCGAGCAAAACAGACTTCTCATTTCGTCGAACGGTGCGATAACAAACGCTTGGTTGAACAAGACTCAAATAGTAATCAATAGGGCCGTCGCTTGGAGTGCAAAGTATCCTACTGAGGTGGCTGTGGGGGCTAGTGCAGCAGGCGTCACTACGTTCGACGGCACGATCCACTCTCTAAAATTCCGGGCCGGACTCCTCACCGCTGGGGACGTGGCAGCTATCGAGGCGGGCTCACTCTGGTCTTACCAATCCAGGTGCAACCTTTCTCTCAACATGCTTGAGCAGACGGAGCGGGCGGGAACGATTCGAGGTACGACCAACACGCTGACCAATGGTGATTTTGAGACTGGAAATCCGCCAACGTCTTGGAGCGCTGGCGGTGGGGCAATCTTGAGTGCAGAGGACGGCAGTCCAGGTGGCACGGGCTCAAAAGTTTTGAGGATAACTAAAGATGCCGTTGCGCACGATTGGGCAACTCAGGTATCTGCTGTTGTCGGTAAAAGATACAGGGCTAGGGGATGGTTCAGAGGAGATGGCACAATTGCGCCAGTGATTGGCGACAGTGCCGGATACTGGTTTACGGGAACGGTCAGTAGCTCCTGGCGATACTTTGATATTGTGAAAACCTGCGGTGGGGCGGGTTTCTACCTTTATGCCGGGGTAGGTGGAGGAGCGGGCAACTGGGTCGAATTCGATGACGTCGAGGTCTTCGAGACAGA